TCTGCATTTCATTTGTACTATATACAAACTTGCATAATCACACCATACCATATAGCCCTACACCATCTATGCTTTGTCCACATAATACTATATCATATATAAGACAATGAATAACCATACCAACATATATCATCCGCCCTGTCTTCATATACACAATAAAACATATACACGATACAGCAACAAAGCATAGCCATACCAACATATCATTGCACCACATACTATTGTCCCACATCTAATCATTGTATCATGTATAAAAGAAACATTGTAAACACCAACACCTAATACCACATTGAATAAAATTATTGCTATATAAAAAAATTCGTTCGTAAAAAAATGGTATGGCTAAATTCATCTTGATGGTATTGGTATCAGGTGTTTGGTACGGTGAACCTTGGGCGGGACCCCTTACCTGAGAAAGGCGGGGGCCTATTATTCCCCGACATTCATTTTTAGAAACCTGGTGTAGTATTCACATATTCATTTTTAGAAACCATGGGTATTATTTTTTATCTCATATTCATTTTAGAAACCCAAATTTGTGGTGTATTATCTCAATTCTCTCCTCTCTCCTCTCATTTCTCTGGCTCGTTTTCCCGCCACCCTACTTTCTACATCTCTCATTCCTCTCGCCCCTATTACGCTCATATTTTCCTGCCCTATTTTTTCGTATTATTTTTTTACTACTTTTTTTAAAAATCCTCTTGACAACTATTTCATTCGCCTCTATACTCATGCTGTTTGCTACTTTTGAAGGTGCTCCGCACCTTCATTACCCAACAGAAATCGAAAAACGGAAACACAAACCATGGCAAAAGGTACCCAATGCACAAAACAATCAGTGACTTTCAGTATTCGACTTCACAATGGAGTTACCTCTGTATCGCTGAGAAAGAATATTGTTTCGCTTTGGATACTTTTGTTGGAGAAAGATGTTAATGATTGGAGATCAGAGCTTAATGAGTTCATTTACGATTGTGTTTCGGATTGGGGTTCTGCCACTGCAAAGGGATTTTCTGATTTTATCCTGCAAAAGATGATCAGGGAGTTTCTTGAGAAAGAAGACTACAGAGATTATCTGAAAATATACAAAAATTTGTAGCACAACTAATCAATATGTGATGGATTTTTACAGAACAGAAATTTTTTATAGAAATACACACAGATGAGAAAGCTTAAAAAAATTCCGAAGAATAAAAAGACGGCACAAGAAAGCGATACTTCTGTGGAAGAGGCTTTGGTAAAAAGAAAGAAGATTCGGGTCTCAAAAAGGAAACGTAAGACCAGAAAAAGAATCACAACAAATCCCAAAATTCATAAATATCCAAAGCAGAGATGTGCGTATATTGATCCTAAAAGTGGGAAACAGTGTACAGCATGGGCTGTTGGGAAGGGGACCACATGTAGAAGGCATGGTGGAGATCCTGTTGTGAAAGAAAATCTGAGAACTGACCGAGAATTAGAGGAGATGAGAAGTCTCCAAATAAAGTTCAATCCTGCTGTCCATCCGATGGCTTACATTACGATGAGCAGAGAAGGGTATTCTGATACTGAAATTGCTGCTGAATTTGGTGTATCCAAGGCAGCTTTACAGGATTGGTCAGAGAAATATGATAGTTTCTACAATGCCCATGCAATTGGTAAAGAGATGCAAGAGGCTTGGTGGCTTAGAATCGGTAAAGATAACCTGGAAAATAAGAGAAATTTCAATACTGGGCTATACAAATTCATGACAATGAATCAGCTTGGGTACTCTGACAAAGTGGAGCAGAAGTCAACCAGCACTCATTTACATGGTGTTTTGATGATTCCTGATGCTGTAACCGAAGAAGAATGGGAAGAGGATGTGATTGATGTATGATTCAATATTAATTCCGAACACTTTTTTCTCGTTCATGCTGAATAGTAGACAGATGGATTCATTCCCAATTGTGAATATGGTTTCAGTTGGGTGTAAACGATTTTGGAGAGATCCTGCAAATAAAGAATTCAAGGATAGAAAAGAAGCCAAGCGTAGAAAATCCATGATAGCTTGGTATAAGAAACCAGAATCAGCTTGGCACAGAGAGCAGATGTCAAAAGCCAATACTGCTGCCCAATATAAAAGATATGCAGAAGAAACCCCAGAAGAAAAAGAAGCCAGGATAAAACACCAGTCTGATATGCAAAAAGCAAGCTGGGCTAAAGTTTCACCAGAAGAAAAAAGAAGACGTTGCAACATTTTGAAATACGGTCGTGACGTTGAGATCATAGAGAAAGAACGGATCAATACATTTGCTGGCATCATAACAGAGTCACAAATGAGGGAGTTGATGGATGAGGGCTAAGCCAAATGTAATTTGGGAACCCTTTCCAGGTGCCCAAAGAAAATTTTTAACATGTCCTGCTTGGGAATGCTTACTTGAAGGCCCTCGTGGTGGAGGTAAGACAGACTCATTGCTGATGGATTATCTTCAAGGAGTTGGTAGAGGTTATGGCGCTGATTACAAAGGGTTGCTCCTCAGAGAGGCTACTACTGAGCTTGGTGATGTCATCGCTAAATCAAAAAAGTGGATCCCTCGTATCTTTCCCACAGCTAAATATAATGGGTCCAAGAAAATCTGGACCTTTGAAGACGGTGAAACTCTTTGGTTCAACTACGCCCGTGTCATCGAAGACTACGATCAGTACCATGGTCATGAGTACCCATGGATTGGTTTTGAGGAATTAACGAACTGGGCTCTTCCAGATATCTATCTGAAATTGATGTCCTGCAATCGTACCTCAAATGATAAGATCACACCAAAATATCGTGCAACTTGTAACCCCAGTGGACCAGGTCATCAGTGGGTAAAGATCAGATTCATTGATCCTATTAAACCTGGTAAGATTCTTCGTGATACTCAGGAGATCTCATATCCTGACGAAAACGGAGATATGATCACAAAGACGATTACAGTTACCCGTACAAGGGTCCATAGTCTAACTTCTGAGAATAAAGCACTATTAAACGCAGATCCGACGTATTTTGCGAAGCTTCAAGCACTGACACAAGATGATGAGATGCTTAGAAAAGCTTGGATTGATGGTTCTTGGGATTTATTGATGGGTGGTTTCTTTTCAGACGTTTGGGATAGAAATGTTCATATACTTGATCCATTTGATATTCCTAAAGGATGGAATCTTGGTAGAAGCTTTGACTGGGGTTCTACAAAACCGTGGGCAGTGACATACGCTTTTGAATCGAATGGGGAACAACCAGGAGTTGAGGGGTTGCAATATATTCCAAGAGGGTCTATTATCATTCCGAATGAGATATACGGATGGACTGGAAAACCAAATGAAGGTGACCAAGCTATTTCTCAAGTTATTGCAGAGCGAGTGCTTGAGATGGATGATGCCCTTCAAGTGGAATATGGTGTAAGATGTGTTCCAGGTCCTGCTGATACTGCTATTTGGGAAGTTCGTGATGGTTCTTCAATTGGTAACAGTTTGTCATCATTTGGTTGCAGATGGACAAGAGCTTATAAAGGATCAGGATCAAGGATCGCTGGTTGGGCTTTAATCAGAACGATGCTTGGAGCAGCAAAACGTGGTGATCTTGAATCTCCGCATTTGTATTTTTTCCCGCAAGCACAACACCACATTAGAACTTTGCCTTTGATGCAGAGGGATAATAAGAAACCAGAAGACATTGATTCTGATCTTGAGGATCATGCAATGGATTCATTGAGGTATTATTTGTCAAGAAAAATGACCAGAATCAAACGCCGTAAAGTGGGAGTTTAAAATGGAACAAAGAATTGTTCACTCAAGCACAGTCAGCACACACCACCCTGACTACGACAAGATAGTCAATTCATGGACTAAAGTTCGTGATTGTATGCAGGGTGAAGATCAGGTAAAGTCAAAACAGGAAACATATCTTCCCAGGCCAAAAGGAATGGATGGTGAGTACGCAGACGCCTACGATGCGTATATTGAACGTGCCCACTTTCCATTGATTACATCATATGCTTTGCAAGGCGCTCTCGGTATTGTAATCACCAAACTGCCTGAGTTCAACGTACCAACTGAACTTGAATACATCCTGAAAGAAGCAACTAAGGATGGTCGTTCAATTCAGCAACTTTTTCTGGATGTCATGATTGAGGTATTTCAGACAGGTCGTGTGCCTCTACTCGTTGATGTACTGAGTACCAAGAATGAATTTAGATTTGTTCAGTACACAGCAGAGGACTTTATCAATTGGAAAACCTCCATTGATGAGGAAAGGTCAGAGAAGTCCCTAATTCTTGGTGTACTCTCTGAATCTATACCTGCTACTGAGGATATCTTTTCTCATGAGATGGACACAGTGTATCGTGTTCTAATCCTTGATGAAAATGGTAATTACACCTCACGTATGTTTGAGGAGTCTGCTGAGTATGAGGAGTTTAATAGAAACCCAACTTTTATGGGTGTTCCTCTGAAAGAGATTCCTTTGTTGATCGCAGGTTCAATTAATAACAGCTATGATACTCAGCCAATACCTTTGATTCCTGTTGCAAACTGTTCAATTCAGATTTACAGGAAAGAAGCTGACTTGGCGAACTCCGAGTTCCTTTCATGTAATCCAACTCTTGTTCTCGTTGGTGCTTCCAATGATGACAATCTTCCGAATGTTGTGGGTTCTTCGGTAATGATCGTTATACCGAATGAACAAGCCCGTGTGTTTTATACCACAACTGACACTGCTGCCCTCACTCATGTTAAGCAACATATCACTGATTTGTACGATGAAGCTATCAGACATGGTGTTTC